CATCTTCTGGTTCTACCGCATTACTTGTTCATAAATTTACTGCATCTGGATCAGAGACTGAAGTATTAGCCGCTTCTTTTTCTCCAGCACTTAGTTATACAGCGTCAAATATCATTGTCTTCCTGAATGGTGTACGGCTTGATGCAACCGATTATGTGGCAACCAATGGCAATGATATTACAAGTTTGTCGGCATTAGCCGCTAGCGATGAGGTTGTTGTTTATGCCTTCAAGTCTTTTGAGGTTGCTGATGTCGTTAGTGCCGCATCAGGTGGAACTTTCAGTGGGAATGTCAGTTTCGGTGATAACAACATAACGAATGTAGGTTCAATAGCTTTAGATTCAATATCTGCGGATGGTACAGAGATTACAATTAGTTCTGATATGGAAACCGCAACCAACACAAAACTATTACAAAAAGGAGCATTTATGCATCATTCTTCACATCAAGCATGGGTATTAGGAGGATAATATGGCAATAGCACGAGGTGCAGGAACAGAAATAGTTCGTAGTGTCCATTTAGAAGCTGTAGCTGATACTGCAAAACCTTTGATATATGGGGTACAGCATCATATTTATACTGTTTTAAGTGTGATCTGTTTCGCACAGGCTCTTAATGCAGATACAGATTATATTACGATGTATTTACAGGGATATGATGCAAATGCTGGAACGACAGATCAACCTATTTTCATTTTTCAACAGGATATGTCGGTTGCCCAAACTTATGCCTGGAATGATAAGTTTAGTTTCAATGGAACAGAGCCAACTGATTTTGCAGGACCAGTAGATTCTGAAGCTAAACAGGATGCAGTTGCAGATCAAGGTAGTTCGGTTCGTCAGATACTATACATTGATGCTGAACATTCTTCAGATAATATTGATGTGACTTGTACCTATATTGACCAGAACAATGCATAGTGAGGAGCTAACATGAGTGGAATAGTAAACAGCACAGGTGCAAGGTCTGGTGTAATTGGGACAACTGTAGGGGCACCTGCCAGTAAAATTATTCAGGTAGCACACGCACAAGATAATAACCCCAGTTCAGTATCAACTACAAGTGAATCATGGGTAACATCAGGACTTAGTGTAGAAATTACTGACCTTGTTTCAACATCTAAAGTTTTATTATTGTGGAATTCTGGTGTTGGTGTTGGTGCTGGTGGAGAAACGCATAGACAAATTTATAGAGGGGTAACTGCATTAGGTGCAGGAGGTTATGGAATGTCAGTTATTTCTTCCTCTCTCTTTCGCCCTTGGAGCATGACATGGGTTGATGAAGGACATAGTGGTGGCACACATACTTATAGTATATATCACAAATGTGATGGCGCCGACCAGACAAGTTACATATGTTGGGGCACATCAATGTGGAATTTTACAGCAATAGAGATTGGAGCATGACAATACGACATAATAAAGAACCACAGACTATCGATGCTATTATTGAGTTAAAAACCGATGCTATAGTTAGTACATTTGCTGATGGTAGTATAGTTTGGCATGATGATAATCCCACTAATATAACAGACAAACAAATATCTGATAAATTAGCTGTGTTAGTAACAGAATATGATGCCCAAGTGTATGCAAGAAAAAGACAGGCAGAGTATCCTTCAATAGGTGACCAACTCGACATGCAATACCACGATCAGCTAAACGGCACAACAACATGGAAAGATGCAATAGCAAAAGTGAAGGCAGACAACCCGAAGGAGAATAAATGAGCAGAGCTAGAGACAGAGCCGATGGTGGTTTAGCTGGTGTAACAACTGGAAGTGGTAATGTAACCATAACAGATGGCAACCTTATATTAGATGGAGGTAATGGTATTGATTTTAGTGATCAAGCCTCACCAGCGGCAGGAATGACGAGTGAACTGCTCGATTCTTATGAGGAAGGGACTTGGACGCCTACTATTTCTGGAGGTTCTGCATCAAGCGTGGGGCATGCAACTGCTCAATATATTAAAATAGGCAGCTTTGTGTATGTCGCGTATAACAACGCTGGTTGGACTATGGCATCCGCCACTGGTAGTGCAAAAATTACTGGCTTGCCATTTACTGTATTTACTGAGGCATCAGGGCAGATGTTTCACCTGTTCACCTGTAATCATAATACGGCCGTGGATGGAGGTACAACGGGAGGGCATATAAGTCCTGGCACTACGGAGATGACTTTTTTAGATGCGGCAGCTACTTCTCATGCAACGTACATAAACGGGTCATCAAAGTATTTTATGGTTGCTGGCTGGTATATAGCCGCTTAACGAATAACAAAAAATAGGATTCAAAAATGGCATTAACAAAAGAAGTCCGGTGCGACAAGATCGAAGTTGTAGGTGATTTCAAAGCAATCCAGTGCCGTCAGGCAACGATTATAAAAGAAGATGGAGTTGAATTATCACGATCCTTTCATAGACACGTTCTTCACCCAGACTCAGATATTTCAGGCGAACCACAGGAAACTCAGGATGTCTGCAATTCTGTTTGGACAGATGAGGTCAAGACTGCTTGGGCAACTTTTCAGGCAGAACAAAAAACACCAGGATGACACTAGAAGAAGTACAAAAGGAGATTGTATCGTTTAAAAACGAGTTGGCAAAAGTTCCACAGTTAGAAGCACGGTTACATCGGTTACTTGGTATGGAAGAGATCCTGTTAATACAGCAAAAAGAAAACGAACAGCCTGACCTTAAAATTGCAAAAAAGTAATGGCACTAGAAAAACACTTGGTCCCGGTTGATTTATCAGGATCGTTAAACACCAAAACCGATCAGAAAATGGTTTTGCAATCAGAGTTAACTGGTCTGGAGAATGGCGTTTTTAAGACCGGAAGTACCATCACCAAACGTAACGGATATGGTTCGTTACGAAGAGAGGTGGCAGGGTCTTCTGACGCGATCAGTTCCGGGGATGCACTGGCAACTTTCCAAAAAGAGTTATTACTTTTTTCTGGATCAACCCTTTATTCATATGCATCTGGACTTCGGAAGTGGATTGATAAAGGAAGCACCCAATCAGTGACGGTGGATTCTGATGACATCATTCGTAATGATTACGAACAAAGCCTGCCTGACATTACCTATGGCAATGGTCAAATCCTAACAGCCTGGGAAGACACCCAAGGAGGAATCCGCGTCAGTGTGATGGATTCTGATTCTGGTGCAATCATTCAAAATAATACCTCTATCAGCACAACGGGTGTATTGCCTCGATGCATTGAATTAGCTGGCCGCGTTGGAGTGATGTACATCGAAACCAGTGGCACCGATGCTGTTAAGTTATGCCGAATTTCAGCGTCTGATCCAACGACTTTTGATGCAGCCACTGAACTGGCAAATGATAGTGCCACCAGTGGCCATCAGCTTGCTGTAACAAAGAATGGGACGGGGGCCATTGTAGCCTATGCCGATTCTGCAAGCAAAATAGGGGTGATGTATATCACACCCGATGGAGCATTGGGATCTTTGCTGAATGGCTATGCATACCCAATCCAGATCAATGCCCTGGCAGAAGACTCTTTGGAGATCCTTAAAGATACTTCAAATGATGGCCATTTTTATGTTGCATACTCCAAAAATGCCTCTGGTACCGGGCTTAAAATAACTCGCATCAGCCCAGCACTAATTGAGATCCAAACATTGACGGCGGAAGCAACCAGCACCGCCATCGAACACGTTACGATGAGTCTGAATTCGTCAGATAATATCGAAGTCATTTATGAGCTGGATGCAGCGCAAACCTATAATCATCTGATCAAAAAATGCACCATCACGTATGATGCCAGCAGTTCCTCAATTGACACTCCTGCTGTACTAAAAAGATCCGTTGGATTGGCATCCAAGGCATGGCTTTATGATTCAAAAGTCTACTTTACAGTTTGTCATGAGTCATCACTGCAAAGCACGTTTTTCTTACTCAATTCCTCCGGTCTTATTGTGGCAAAGATATTTACAGGAGTAGCAGGAGAAATTCAATCGAAAGCACCACTGGCTAATTCTATAACAGTGACAGCAGGGATCTACCAGATTCCACTCCAGATCAAAACCAGATTGGAATCAAGAGATAATGATCTTTATTCGCTCAAAGGTATTTCAAAAACAAGTTTGGACTTCACAACGACATCCAATTTCGACACTGAGGAACTGGGGGCGAATCTTTTGTCTGGAGGAGGATTTGTTTCAAATTACGATGGTCAAGTAATTTCAGAACATGGGTTTCACTTATACCCTGAGAATGTAAGTGGTGCAGTAGCTGCGGGCGGAAGCCTTGCTGCCGGAACTTACCAGTTCCGTGTGATCTATGTACACACGGACGCTCAAGGTCAGATATATCGATCGGCTCCTAGTGTCGCCGTATCCGTTACAACAGCATCTTCAAATCTCACAGCTGCTCTAACCATCCCAACATTGCGTCTAACCACTCACACAAATATTATCTGCGAAGTCTTCCGCACCGTGGATGCCGGAACGATTTTCTATAAAGTGGGATCAGTGGCAAATTCAACATCAACAGACACGGTAAGTTTCAGTGATGCGGGTGCCATCAATGACACAAATTTAATCGCAAAAGAGCTTCTTT